TAATGGCTTTTAATTTTAATCCGTTAACTTATACGCCTTACAGCCAAACGATGGCTATGCCACAGGCTGATTACCAAGGAACACAGTTGCAGGGGTTGATGAATACTATAAATATGCTAGGTGAAAGTCCTATGGCAACGGGTCGTGCTTATGAAAACATTCCTCAATTTTCTCCTTTTGCAAAAACAAGACAGGATTATACAACTGGCGGTGGGAGTGAGTGGGGATATGGAGAACCTGTTTACGATGAAGCATCAGATTCGTGGGATACTCCTTATACGCAAGGAAACGACCCCAGTGTATTCGATCAGCAGGGTTATCTCGATGCACGGTTTGGGAATATAAATGATTATCTTGGTAAGCTAACTAATTTCTTTGGTGGCATCGGGAACAATCCTGCGATGCAAGCACAGCAAGTAGCAAACCAATACGAAATGAATCAGGCGGCAATGCCGCAAGTTGGTTCTATGGGAAATTATGGTGGGACTCCAACGGCAGGGGGCTTGAGTGGATTTGCCCAGACTGCTCCAGGGGGTTGGGGCGGAAGGCAGGTATCTGGTGGATGGGGTTCTCATCCTGTAGTTGGAGGATTACTGGGATAATGACAAGCAAGGATACAGAAATTTCAAGAGGCAAGAATGCCGAGCGTATATTAAATGATAAATTATTCAAGGAATCGTTTTCATATTTAAGAGAATTATATTTAAGTGAATGGGAAAATTCACCGGCAAGGGATAAAGAGGCAAGAGAATCTTTGTGGGTAGCAATTAAAATGTTAGGTACGGTAGAAGGTCATTTACAGACCATTATGCAAACCGGAAAATTGGCTGACCGTCAGCTTGAGGAATTAGCAAAAGCTTCTTCCGTCAGGCGTGGGGTGGCAAAATAAGGAGAACAAGATGGCTGAAGAACAAAAAGAACAAAATGCTAATGATGGGATTTTTGGAAAGTACGAGGATGTCCATAGTGCTGCGAAGGCTGTTGAAAGTCTTGAGCCTAATGAGTATCAACCCCGTGAATTTCCGCCAGAGGAAGACACTTCGGCTGAGTCTGAATCTGTAAAAGAAGAAGCCGTTGAAGATATAGAAGAACCTGATTCCGGTAATGAGTTTGTAGGTCAACCGGCTGAAGATGAAGAGGGTTATAGTATTGATGGAGTGAGTGTAACCTTTGACGAATTGAAAGCCAGTTATCAACGGGACAGGAAAAACACGCAAGGTTTGCAGGACTTTGATGACCAAAGACAGAAAATGGGTCAGGCCCAGAACGTCTTAGCTCAACAAAGTCAGCAATATATGCAAGCTCTTGAGGCACTTGATAAGCGTCTGAACAACAAGATTGAAAAAGTTGATCAGGGCGAGCTTGAAAGGCTCAGAACGGAAGACCCGATGGAGTATTTTGCCAAACGGGATGAATTGCGTGAGATGGAAGAGGAACGTAAGATGGTACAGGACTCTGCTATGAAAGAGCGTCAGGCACAAATGTCACAGATGCAAGCAGGTCATACCGAGTTGCTCAAGAAGGAAGCGGACGCATTAGTGAAACATATTCCAGAATGGACTGACCCTAAAAAGGGAGGTGCATTACGGGATAAGTTGAAGGGTTATGCTTCAACGCAAGGATATAAACAGGAAGAGATCGACTCTATAGCCGATCATCGAGCCTTGATTATCTTGCGTAAGGCGATGCTTTTTGATGAGATCAAGAATGCGGATGCAGGTGGTAAAAAAACACGCAATACTCCAAGGGTACAACGCCCAAGGGGTTCGGACTCAAGAGGTTCTGTGGGTTCGGACAAGCGTAATCGTCAAAACAAAAGATTGAAACAGTCGGGTCGTGTTGATGATGCGGCAAGTCTGATTTTTGATTTAATAGAATAAGGAGCCAATTATGGCACAACCAAGTGAAACCTTTGATTCCTATGATGGTGCGAATAGTAATCGTGAGGATTTAACAAATATCATTTACAATATCTCCCCAACCGATACTCCTTTTATGAGTTCGATTGGTCGAGTTAAAGTATCTGCTACTACGCACGAATGGCAGACAGATTCGCTTGCGGCTCATACCGCTAATAATAAAGTTATTGACGGCGATGAAGCGACAAACGATGCTATTACTGCAACGTCCAGAGTGACTAACCTTACCCAGATTTCTGATAAGGTTATTGTTGTTTCTGGTACGCAGGAAGTAGTCAACAAAGCCGGTAAAAAGTCAGAAGTGGCATATCAGGTTGCAAAAGCCGGAAAAGAATTAAAGCGAGATATGGAAGCTCGTTTAACTTCTCCACAAATTGCAGAAACTGGTAGTTCTTCTGCCGCTAGAGAATGTTCTGGTGCAGAGGCAGTTATCAAGACGAATACCTCTCACGGAACTTCTGGCTCTACGAATGGTACTGCCGATTGTGTGGATGGTACTCAACGTGCCTTTACTGAGGTTTTGTTAAAACCGCAGATCAAGAACTGTTACACTCAAGGTGGTATGCCTGGAATGATTATGGTGGGTCCGCATAACAAAACAGTTGCTTCTGGATTTGGCGGTATTGCTACTATATATCGTGACCAGAAGAATGTTGGACAGGGAGTAATCATCGGGGCAGCTGATATTTATGTCAGCGACTTTGGTACTTTTAAGATTATTCCTAATCGTATCCAACGAGATCGAACTGCTTTGATTATAGATACGGATTACTGGGCGGTTGGTTATCTACGACCATTCCAGGTTAAACCGTTAGCAAGAACGGGTGACTCTGAGAAGCGTCAAATGCTTTGTGAGTATACTCTTGAATATAGGAATGAAGCTTCTTCTGGCAAGGTAGCAGAATTAACTACTTCCTAATCATTTAGATTGGGGGGAGAAATCCCCCCTTTCTTTACTATGGATATTGATCCTGAATGGATTAAATATATTCGAGAAGAATACATAAGGAGAGATCAAATGCATTGGGAAAAATTTATGTGGTTTATGATGGGATGGGCAGTATCAGCAGTCTTTTACTGGATGGTCTGACTATGGCTGAGAAGAAACTTGACTCTGAATTTAGGGGGGATATCCTTAGAAATGTTTGGTATGATGAATGGAAGGATACCATTACATTCCAGAACAAGCAATGGATTGATCCTATATTAACAGTCAATAAAGAAATACGAAAAGATTGGGATGCTAGAAGTAGCGGTGGTCGTGGCGAATGGCATCAAATTGCGTCTATTCCGTTGATTGTAGTAGAAGAATTGATGAAACAAGGTATCTGGGATAACACCGAGCGATTACATAAATGGTTGAATGATCGTGATAATATAATGTTTAGAACCTCTAGTACAATACTTTAGGAGAAAAAAATGGAAATGTTTATGAACCAACCTTGGTATGCGATGGTTGCAGAAATCGTTATGTTTGCTAATACTGTAACAATGGCTATGCCTTCAAGGTGGAGAGATAATGCTTTTATGGATTATGTTTCCAAGGGTATGAATTTTCTAGCTATGAATATATTCAAAAACAAAAATCTGGATGATATCCCATAATGGCAATTAGTACTTACGCAGAATTACAGGCCGCTATTAAATCTTGGAGTAAACGAGATGATCTGGATTCCGAAATTCCTGATTTTATTAAACTGGCTGAAACAAGGATCAACCGGAATATAAGAATCAGGATAATGGAAACACGGGTTACGTCCGACACCGTATCCGCACAAGGTTATTACGGGTTGCCAGATAACTTTGTGCAGATGCGTCACTTTAAATTAAATACTTCTCCTGTAACGGATTTAGAGTATCTAACACCGGAGAGAGTGGATACATTATGGGCAGGAAGTCAAACTGGGAAACCTAAGATTTATACATTGCTTGGTGATGAAATACGATTAGCTCCAACCCCAGACGGTGTTTATACAATGGAGATGCTATATTATAAGAAGTTTAGTCCTTTGTCTGATTCAAGCACAACTTCAGAGTTACTGACTGCTTGTCCAGATATTTATCTTTATGGAGCATTGATTGAATTATCGGCATTTACAGAACATAATGAAGGTACATTAAAATGGACACAGTTATTTAATGAAACAATAAACGCAATGCAGAATGAGGATAACAGGGATCGTCATTCTGGTTCTGCATTAAGAGTAATACCGGATTTTCGAGGACCGTAAATGGCTGAACAAACAACTACTTGGGTTATTGTATCTGAAATATCTACAACTTGGGTTGATGCAACGGAAGACACAACAACCTGGACAGTTGCATAGGAGAATAAGATGGGTCTAGAGGCAGGAACATATATAGATAGTCTGGTAGCGGCTAATCCGCTAGGAACTGATAATAGGAACCAAGGCGATGACCATATTCGTCTTTTAAAATCTACCATTAAATCATCTTTCCCAGATGTAGATGAAGCGGTTGTTACTATTCATAATGGTTCTTCCGCACCATCGACACCGCAGACTGGAACAGTTTGGAGAGATACATCCGCTAGTCTATGGAAATTCTATAACGGATCAGGTTGGATTACTCTTGCAGTTGCATTTAATACTTCAAATTCAGTAGATGTTAATGCAGGAACGATTGACGGTGTAACTATAGGAACAAACTCTGCCTGTACTGATTTAAGGGTTGATGATATTAAAATCGACTCTAGCACAATCAGTTCAACCGATACCAATGGGGATATAACGATAACCCCGAATGGGACCGGCGATATAATCCTAGATGGCCAGAAATGGCCTCAAGCAGATGGCGATAACTTAGATTATTTATCGACAAACGGTTCTGGACAAATATCGTGGACTGAAAATACAGTTGCCGCTTCGGTAACAGCCGCCGCCGCATCAGCGGCAACAGCTAGTACGCAAGCAGGGATTGCTACGGCAA